TAAATAATTGGGTAAAATGGAAGAAACCAAAATCCGAATTGATTCATTATACGGTTATCAACATCCAATACCACAAAATATTTGCACCATCATAGGTGAACTATCACACGTTAAAGAGCATCAAAATAATAAAAGATGGTTGAGTATCGCAATTAAAGCAGCACTCACAATTGGGTGTATTTTTGCGCTATACAGCATATACAGTTCAAACAGTGCTATAGAAGAAAATATATATGAGAAAGAAGCACAAGATATTTTAAAACACTAAATACTTGCGACAAATATTGCAACATTTACTTGCTTTTTACAAATTCCAAAGCTATTTTAACTAAGATTTAAAAAAAGCATGAGAAAAATGGCTTATACTCCAAAATCTGACACCAAAATTATTGAAAAAGCAAAAAAACAGTTCAAAGCGATTGTAGATTACGAATCTATCCAGCGTGAACAGATGAAAGATGATCGGAGATTTTTTCTTGGTTATCAGTGGACAGGTGACACTAGGAAAGAAAGAGAGTCAACAGATTTCAAAAGACCTACTCTTACAGTAAATAGAACAAAACAATTTATTGACTACGTATCCAACCAGCAAAGACAGAATAAGCCATCTCCGAAAGTAACCCCGAAAGACGACGGAGCTCAAGAGACTTACGCTAAGAATCGGGCAGCGGTAATGAAGCATATTTTAAACGATTCCAAAGCTTCACTCGCTTTCCAGAAGGCATTCGATGATGCACTTATTGAGGGGAGAGGCCATTGCATTATTAATTCTATGTACACAAGCGATTCGAGCTTTGACCAGAAAATTATAGTAGATGCTGTAAAAAATCCCCGTGACATTTATATGGACCCCCGCAGACAACTAGTAGATTATTCAGATTGTAAGCACGGATTCTATTTAGAAAGAATGGACCGCGACCAGTACAAAGAAGAATTTCCTAAATTTCCAGTAGCAGATTGGCAAGCAGCAGAACATAATTCAACTTGGGTGGATGAAAAAGAAGTTATAATTGCTCAGTATTGGGTGTTAGAAGAGAAGGATGATACGCTAATTACCGCAAGCCTAATGGTTGACGGGCAAAAGATAACTACCACAAAGTTTAAAAGCGAATTCAAAGAACCAGTACCAGAAGAAAATATTGAAGATCAACGCAAAGTAAAAAGAAAAGTATGGCAGTGGTACAAGATGAATGCGGATCACATACTAGATAGAAGAACTTTAGTTTGCAAAGATATACCCATAATTACCTGTATTGGAGTAGAGGACCATGATGAAGGCGAACTAGTCCTAAAAGGCATGGTTAGAGATTTAAAAGACTCTGGCAGAATGTATAATTTCTACGTATCCCAGGAAGCTGAAGTAATCGGCCAATCACCTAAAAGCCCATTTATCGGAGCTATAGGCCAATTTGAAGGTTTGGAAAAGATTTGGGCAAATGCAAACAATACGCCTACAGGATTTCTACCATACAAACCTATTTCTAGCCAGGGCGTAGCAGTTCCACCACCACAGAGAGTACAACCTCCACAGGTGCCAGTGGCTTATATTCAGGCTAAAGTTGATATTATAGAAGATATGAAAGGGGTTTCAGGCCTGCAGAATGCGAATTTTGGTGGGCGAAGCAATGAAACCAGTGGCGTAGCAATAAGGGAGCGCAAAACAGAAGGAAATACATCGAATTACCATTTTCCAGATAATTACACAAGCGCACTTTCACACGCTGGCAGAGTAATAAACCAAATGATGCCTACTTATTATCCACCAGGAACAATAGTTTCAATAATGGGTGAAGAGGATGAAGTCAAGACAAAAGAGCTTGGAAAATTGGAGTTATCAGAAGAATTTTCACTGGGAGATGGTGAATTTGACGTTATTTGTGAAGTAGGGCCAAGTTTCGCAACGCAAAGGCAAGAGGCTGCCAGTAATATGATAGACACTGCCAGGTTTGTACCAACAATCGGGCAATCTGCACCGGATATCATAGTAAAAGCTATGGATTGGCCAATGAAAGATAAAATTGCAGAGAGAGCAAAAGAATTCCTCAAAGTAACGGTACCAGGTATGAGCCTGGAAGATAAAGACGAAGTTGACCAAGAGGCAATGCTAGAAAATCAGTTAATGCAAGCCCAACAACAAATGCAGCAAATGCAACAGCAAATGATGCAAATGCAAGAGGCATTGCAGAAAGTTGATCAACAAAAACTAAAGATGGATGAGGCCACAATTAACGATAACGCTCAAAGAACTATGATTGAACAGCAAAAAGTTGAGCAGGAAATGCAAATCAAAACTCAAGAACTACAACTCAAAGCACAAGAAATCAAAGTTGATGCAATGAAAGTTGATATTACTGAAAATACTAAACTCGAAATAGCTCAAATGAACAATCAAACTCAAGAAGGAATTGCGGTCTTGAATGTTCAATCAGATATAGAAGGTAGAGAGGGGCAATTAACAATTGAAAACAAAAGAATTGATTCTGACCTTGCCAGGCACCAGGACCACAACGAAAGCGAAAGACAGCGTCAAAAAACTGAACTTGCAGGAATAACCAAAGCAATATCAGACTTACAAAAACCCCAAGTACCAAAACAAGCACCAGAACCTAAACAAGCCATAAATATTACAAATGTAATCCCAGAAAAGAAACCGGCAAGAATTACAAAGACCGATGACGGTTATAAGGTGACTCCAGATGATTAATAATTTTAGCGAATTACTAAAAAGCCCAGTAGGAATAATAGTTGGAATAAGTGCAACGCTTTATATAATTGAGAAAGCGAAGGGGTGGTTTGGTAAAAGTGGTTCAACTGGTTATCAGAAGGAAATGGTAGTTATAATCAAATCTTTAGTGAAAATACAAGAAAAACAGACTGATAAAGTCGAAATTGGATTTAAAGAAGTATCCCAGGACCATAATAAAATACTTGGCGCACTGGCTGAAACGGTTAAAACAGTAGAAAAAAATCACAATCAACTAACTAATCTAAATGTGGCTTTGTTAGCAACAAGCAACGAGCAAAGCGAAGAAATTAAAGATTCAGCAAGCATGTTGAAAGACGTAATACTAGGAGTTAAATAAATGGCGGTTATATCAAACGACGAATTAGCAAAAATCAGGCAGGGGGCAACAAAAGACTTTCACCCTAATTATCCAAAAGCAACTATAAATACAGCTTTGCAAGCTATAGAGGATTGGTTTGAGGGTGCCAAGTCTAGCGGTTCAAGCGATATAGACACGGCAACTTCGCCGTATACATTTAGTAACACAGCTAAAAAGGCTTTATTTGCGTATTGGCTTGAACATAAATTCGGGAAGGAGAAATAATGGCAACAATAAGAATACCTATACTTGGCTTTACAACAAGACCGGATACAAGTGGAGACGTTTTTTTTGAATTTAATTCGATTAAAGGGACTAATGATTTTTTCAAAGAACTTGTTTTAGTATACAACGATACTGCGGCAAAGGATTCAATTTATGGTAGTTTTGAAGTACCGCAGGATTATGTGGGTTCGGCAAAATTTGTTGTATCATGGAAAACAACTGCAACAAGTGGTGATGTAGAGTGGGACATGGATTATAGATCGGTGGCAGACGGGGAATCATTAGACCAAGCCACAGCGCAAGAAAGTTTAAACCAAAATGACACGGCAGGTGGTTCAACAGATTTAAAACAAACTGCTTTACTAACAGCCACAGAGGGTAACTTTGCAGCAGCGGACACGGTTCAATTTATTCTTTCTAGAGACGGAACAGACGCAGGTGATACTATTAGCGCAGCAGTAACGGTACACGGTGTTTATTTTGAATATGCGGATGCTTAATGGCTAGAAATTTTGTAGCAGCCAGCACCCAAAAAATTGATTTTGGTGATGTAACAGAGTTAAAAAGTGCTTCTACTTTTACGTTTTCTGCTTGGATGCGCAGGTCAGCAACAAGCAAACGTGTAATGGTGGCAAAGGGAACGGCGGGAATTTTTGAAACTTACTTACTAATGTACATTGATGGAAATATATATGTAAAAGTTACAAGTGGTATAGAGAATTTTGCAGCTGTTACGCTAGATAATACAAATTGGGCGCATGTAACAATGGTTTATGATGGTGGGCAAGCCGTAAATAATGATAGGGTGTTATTATATGTTAATGGAGCCTTACAAGCACCAACTTACAGCGGTACTTTTCCAGCAACTTCGTCTAGTTCAACGGCACCTTTAAATGCAGGTAAACGAGATACTACATCACAATATGCTGATGGTGACGTTGCAGAAGTTAAAATATGGACAAAAACACTTAGTGCAAAAGAAATAATACAAGATTTTGTGGGTGTAATTCCCAGAGACACGTTAGTATTTCATGCGCCTATGGGTTGGGATTCACCAGAACCGGATATAAGCGGTAGCAAATATACAGGGACTTTAACAAATACACCAACAATAGCAGATCACGTCCCTGCCCCGTATTTATATGGATTTGATACACAGAGTAAATTAGTAAGCGCAGCAGCACCAACAGGACCACCACTTGGTGGGCATAGTTTAATGGGAGTAGGTAGATAAAATGGCAGATAATGTAGTCGCAGATCCAGGAGTTGGGGGAGCTACCCTAGCAGCGGACGATATAAGCTCTGTTTTTTACCCAAGAGGCAAATTAAGCCTTGGGGCAGACGGGACAGCGGTTGATGCAGTAGGCGGGACAGGTGTTGACAGTACGGGTGTAATGAGGGTTTCCCTTGCAACAGATATTGCACTACCAGCTGGTACAAACGAAATAGGCAAGCTAGCAGCAGGTACAGCGGAAATAGGCAAATTGGCAGCTGGAGTAGCGGAAATCGGTAATGTAAAAAACAGCGGTACTTTTGCTGTCCAATCTACATTACAAGCAGGCACAGCGGAATTCGGAAAGCTAGCAGCGGGTACAGCTTCAATAGGTGTACTTGGGGCGAATTCAGGTGTTGATATTGGAGATGTTGATATTTTAAGCCAACCTGCCAGAGTAGCAACTACCGATGGTGTAGGGGCTGCTTTAGATACTGCATCAATAATGAATGGAACTACAGCTTTAACTCCAAAATTTGCAGCTATATCAGGGGCAACTAGTGGGGATAATACCCTAGTCGCAGCGGTAGCGGCCAAAAAGATTAGAGTTTTATCCTTAACAGTAGTAGCAGCGGGGGCAGTAGATTTTAGACTTGAGGACGGGGCAGCGGGGACAGCTTTAACGGGCGTAATGAGCTTAACAACAAATTCAGGTTTTACACTACCATTCTCACCAGTAGGACACACTGAGGGTGGTTCAAATACTCTATTAAATATGGAACTTAGTGCAGCGGTACAGGTGAGCGGTCTTTTAACTTATATAGAGGTTTAAAGTTGTGGTTTACCCATTATAGCCAGCTAGGTTTATTAAAAGGTGCATCGGCTGGAACAACAACTCTTACTTCCACAGACTTAGCAAATATCCGAGATGTAGTTTGGCAAAAGGAAATTGATAGTGGGTATGAGGCACAACAATTAATGAGACTTTTTGCTGCCGTTTTGGGCGGTTTAGTGGGTGGAATGAAAGGTGGTGAACCTGCATTTAGAAATTTAGGCAATACTAAAGATGTAATAAAAATGACAACAGACAAGAAAGGGAATCGAATTGCAGTTATAACGCTGGATCTGAGTTAATGTTTGGAAATGCATATTTTGGTGAAACCTACTTTGCGGATCATTATTTTGGTCCGATTGAACCTAATCCAGTGGGCGGTAGAGGGAGAAAACTCACTAAGAAAGAACTTGAACAATCAGAACAGGACTCGAAATTTTATGAAATATTCAACCGTCAAAAGGTCGTTAACGAAAGCCCTAAAGAAATATTTACAGATTCGGCTAGTATTAGTCAAGATATTGCCACTGCTCAAATTATTGAAACTGAAGATTTGGCCCTAATTTTAGCCATTTATGAAGCTTACAATTAAAGGGTGCAACTTTTGTCACAAACTATTAGGATTTACAACTATATTTAGCTATACTACAAGAAAAAGCCCTAACCCATGAGGATTTTTATGAACGAAGAAAACACACAACAAGAAGTAGTAGAAGAGGTTAACCAAACCGAGGAACCTACCCAGGAACCAGGCCAGGAAACTAACCAAGAGACCAAAAAAAAGAATGGTGTTCCCTTACACCAACGATTCAGAGATTTAACTACAGAAATCAGAACAAACAAAGGCACCATTGAACAACTGAAAAAAGAAAATGAAGAACTAAAAGCAAAAACAAGGGTAGATAAACCAGACCCAGATAGTTATGAAGACACTGCACAATATGAAAAGCAGCGTTCTAAATGGGATGATCAACAAAAATCTGATATAGAAAGAAAGGCGATTGAAGATTATAGAATACAAGAGGAATATCAAAAAGAGCAAAAGAAAGCAAATCAAGTTTTTCAAGACTACCAAACGCAAAGAGGTGAAGCCTTAAAAGAATACTCAGATTATCAACAATCTGAAAATTCAGTAGGCAAGGCAATACAAGATTTTGGTGTAAAAAATATGGAATTTGACATCTTAGAAAGTCCACAAGCAAAAGCCCTAGTTGATTTTTTAGGAAAGAATGTTAATAAACTTGACGAAATAGCAAGCCTGTATGCAACTGACCCGCGTAGAGCGAGTCGAGAAATCGGGAAGCTAGAAGTCAAACTGGATAGAAAACCAGGTAAAAAAAATGAAGCACCGGCACCATTACCGAAAGGCGGTGGAGCGGGTACAGTAGATAAAAAGGACAGTGAACTTACTCAAGCTGAGTACAACAGGAAAAAGAATTTCGGTTAACTGTCATTAAGTAACATTAGAGCCTCCGTACTTAGGTACGTTATTTTCTCGAAGTTGCATAGTAAGATACATACATGGTGTATGTATATACATAAACTAACTATGGAGAAATAATCATGGCAAATACAACAGCAATACATGATATAGTATACAAAGACGCTGTTCGAACTTTAAGGAACGAAACAGCATTCATTAACATGGTGGAACCTCACTATGATAATACTTACAGCACACAAGGCGCAAAAGAAGGCGAAGCAATTCGTTTGATGCAACCGGCCGAATTCAGTGTGCGATCGGGCAATAACATCGACATTCAGGATGTTGATGAAAAAACCGTAACACTCACACGTTCTGTACTTCGCGGGGTAGACTTCAAATTTTCTAGCAGCGAAATGACTCAGGATGTTGAGCAATTTAATAAAACAAAAATTCAACCTGCAATGGCTACACTAGCCGCAAAAGTTGATAATCACTGTTTAGACCTTGCATATAAAGACGTTTACCAGGCAGTTACATTACCAACAACCAGCCTAGACAGGGTTGACGTTTTAAACGCTGGTATTAAACTGGATAACGGTTCAACGCCTAGAGGCCTTAGTTCTAGGTGTGTAATCCTAAACCCTCAAGGGCATGGGGACGTAGTGAATGACTCTAGCGGTTTATTTAATAATGCCACTAATATTTCACAACAGTACAATGATGGTATTGTTTCGGTTCCTTCCTTTGGATTTAAGTTTGGAATGAGTCAAAACATCGATACTCACACTGTAGGCACTCATGCAACTGGTTCGACTCCACTAACAAACGGAGTAGGAGTAGAGGCAGCTAGTACACTAGTGACTGATGGTTGGGCAAACTCAACAGCGGTACTTTTAAAAGGTGACATATTCACTATTGGTTCAGTATACCAGGTGAATGCACTTACTAAACAATCAACTGGCGTGTTACAGCAATTTGTATGTACTGCCAATGGAACTTCAGACGGTTCTGGTGATTTAACGGTAAGTATTAGTCCTTCACTTATCAGTACAGGAGCCTATCAAAATATCGATAGTCTCCCAGCAGACGGTGCCGCACTTGTTGTGATGGGTACAGAATCAGTGGCCTATCCACAAAATCTCGCTTTCCATAATGGATTTGGAGCTCTTGGATTTATCGATTTAGATAAACCAGAAGGTGCAACTTGCATTAGAAAAGCAGAGGATGGAATTTCAATGAGAATGTGGATTGATAGAGATATCAATACAAACTCAGAGATATTTCGTTTTGATGTTTTGTTTGGTTTCAAAGTAGTGATTCCTAGATGGGGTTGTAGAATATACGGTGTATAGGCTGTTATGTTACTACTCATGGTGGGTAGTAACAATTTAAATTTTAAAAGGAGTAAATATTATGAGTAATGTAAATGCAGCGGGAGCAATGCAACTTGACGACGGTGGACCAGATGGTGCCACGTTGGCGGGTAATGTAGCAACAACAGGCTCAGTCTTATCTAGTAGTTCAAGTGCTGGTATGGGATATTCAACGGGTAGTGGCGGCGCAGTAACGCAAATCACATCACGTGCAACTGGCGTTACAATCAATACTATTTGTGGACAGATTACCACAGATACAACCAGTTTAGCGGCCGAGGCATCAGCTAAGTTCACAGTAACAAATTCTTCTGTAGCGGAAGCAGATGTTATTGTAATTAGCTTTAGGGATGCTGTAGCACTAAACACTAATTGTGTTGTGACAGATACCGCAGCAGGTACTTTCGAGATAACGGTAATTAATGGTAACGTGGCTGCTGGTACAGCGGAAACAGGTGCTATTATTATCAATTTCGCAATTATCAAAGCAGTGGCAGCATAAACAATAAGCCCCTAGTAATAGGGGTAACTTAAAAGGAGTAACATGTTATACCCAAAATGTTTATACAAATCCAGAGACATAACAACAGTAGCAAAAGACCAGCATCAACACGTCACATTAGCTATGGCAGGCTGGAAAGATATTTGGACCGATGCAAAACCAAATGATTTGATTGAAATAAAATCGGATATGTTGGGCAAGGTAGAGGTAGAAATAAAAGACAAGGAAGCCGAAGTAGGTAAACTTGAAACACAAAAAGAATTACTCAAAAAAGACTTGGAGAAGGTGATTGATGGCAACAGGAAAGACAATACTTCTGGGAGCACTGAGACTATTGAACGTAAAGCAGTCAAGCGAAGCCCTAGCAAGCGACGAGCTAGCTGACGGAACCGAATCCCTAAATGAGCTTATTGATTCATGGAGTAATCAAAAACTAATACAACCGGCCTTAGTGGAGATTACCCATACCCTAACTGCAACAGACGGTAAGTACTCGATTGGTTCAGGCGGTGATATTAACACCACAAGACCACTTTCAATTGAAAGCGCATGGGTAAGAAAAAGTGATCTTGATTATCAAATAGATGTGATTGAGAATCAAGAGTGGGCCACGCTATACAATAAAGCCACAACAACCACTTACCCTAGTAAATTATATTATAGAGAATCTTACCCACTAGGTGAAATTAACTTATACCCTTTGCCTAGTGAAGCTAATACACTTGTTCTACAGGTATGGTCACAAATAAGTCAAATAACAGATATGACTGCTACGCTAACACTACCACCAGGATTTAATAGAGCACTTAAGTATAATCTTGCGGTAGAACTGGGACCAGAGTATGGAGTGGAAGCAAGCCCAACAGTAAAGCAAATAGCTGTAGAGTCTAAAGATTGGATTAAAACAGCTAATTATGGGCAAATTACAAGACAGAAAATTGAGGCTAGTTTTGTTACAAACATCGGGATTAGAAGTGATGTAAACACAGGGGGTTTGTAGTTGATTGAACTTCCTTTTGTTGGTCCTTCTTATACTTTAAAAACGGTTAGTGTAGACGCACAGTCTAGTGTTAATCTATACCCAGATTTAGTAGAGAGTAAGAACGGCAAGAGTACGTTTGTTTTAAGACGCACACCAGGATTAAATTTAAAAGGAACTTTAAACGGCACTTATGCTACTAGAGAATTATATCAAACTTCAACCAGTAGATTATTTGGAGTTTGCGGAAATACACTAAATGAAGTTTTAGCAGACAACACAGTAATTAATCACGGCACAATAAACAGTGGTTTAAACCCTAGTGGGTCAACACCAGTTAGAATGGCAAATAATGAAACACAATTAATTATTGTAGATGGTACCAACGGTTGGATATTTACACTGGCCACAAATACCTTAGCAATTATAACAGACAGCGATTTTCCACAAATGGCAACTCATGTTGATTACTTGGATGGATATTTTATAGTCAACCAGCCCGATACTGGTAAATTTTTTTGGAGTGATCTCGGAGATGGTACAACCTGGAATTCACTCAATTTCGCTACCGCAGAGGGATCACCGGATAATTTAGAGGCTCTGATTGTTGCGGGGCGTAGGATTTGGCTCATGGGCGCACAATCTTATGAGTGTTTTTATAACACTGGTGACTCCTCTGCAACCTTTTTAAGGTTTGAAGGCTCATTTAATAATATCGGTATTGCTGCAAAATACAGTTTAGCTAAAATGGATAAGATTTTATTCTGGCTAGGAAGTAATGACCAGGGGTATGGGCAGGTTTGGCGTACAGAAGGTTTTGAACCGCTTAAAGTATCATCAAGTGCAATTGACGAAGCGATTCAATCTTATGCAACTATTGAAGATGCAATTGGGTTTTGTTATCAACAAGACGGGAATAAGTTTTATCAGATATCCTTTCCATTGGCTGATAAAACTTGGGTGTATGACTTAATGACCGGGCTTTGGCATGAGCGGAGCTATAGAGATTCTTTAAGTGGCTTACCCAAAGCACATAGAGCAAATTGTCAAGCTTTCTTTAATGGAAAAGTTTATGTAGGGGACAGGGAAAACGGTAAACTATATATATATGACCTTGATAAATATACAGATAATGGTGATACGATACTTTGTAAAAGAGTAACACCACATTACTGGAATGCTTTAGACCGTTTATTTTTCGGTACTTTTCAGATAGATATGGAAGTTGGGGTAGGGATTTCAACGGGCCAGGGAAGTGACCCTAAAATCATGTTAGAAAATTCTAATGATGGCGGGCATACTTTTGGTACTGGAATTGAAAAAAGTATTGGAGCAATGGGGAAATATCAAACTAGAGTTAGATGGACCCGTCAAGGCTCTGCAAGAGATAGAGTAGTAAGGGTTACAGTATCCGACCCAGTTCCTTTAACATTCCTAAATGCTCATGTAACAATGAGGGGTGAGGGATGACTTTTAGACCTGCACCAGTAGAGCAAATACCATTAAATAAAAGTGGGTTTTTCAATGATGCCTGGGCATTTTGGTTTAAGACTTTAGAGAAAGGTAAGCGAACAGCTTTAGGGGCTGGACAGTCAACCGCAATACTTGCAACAACAAACCCCGATAATGTAGGGGGATTTGGTACTGTTATTTTAGAACCAGCGGTAGGAACTGAGTATTATGATTTTAGTAACAAGGTTAATTTTCAAAATATCTTTGTTTATAACAATGGCACGGCATCGGCAATTATAGACAGTGTGACGGGTAGTATACCAGTGAATAGAGGTAAGATTTTACAATGGGACAAGGCACTCAGCAAATGGCTTGAAACCACAGATTAGGAGTATTATGGATATACCATTTAATAGCACATACGGAACAATTCCCCGATATACAGGGGGATTCGAGCCTAATATAACTTATGATGGGTTAACAGGACAACAACCAATCCAAAATACTACACAATTCACTCCTAATGTACCCTATGCAGACTTTCAACCTGATAATGTTTTACTAAGTGGAACTACAGTTTATAGCCCAGATGGACAGCCAAATTATGGACAGCCAATAACAACAACGGTAGGCGGGTATAATCAAACAACCCCAAACATAGAACCCTGGAGAGGTAATTTACAACCTTTAACTGGTTTAGATGGTAGGGGAACTGGAGAATGGCAACAAGGGCCACTTCAACCATTAGACACAAAATTACCGGGTGAAAACGGGCAAGTGTCCGGTGAGCATAATCAATTTCAAGCTTACCAGCAACAAGCAAGAGACTTGTATATGAAGAACATGCAAAACCAAGTAGGTTCTTTTGCAGGCGGAGCAACCGGAGCGAGGGAAGCGGTTGAGGGTGGATATAATCAAGCAATAGGACTTTACGAACCAAGACAACAAACCGCTGGTGATGATATCGCAGCACAACGACAAAGTATTATAGGTGGTGGGTACAATGTAAATCCACTACTCACTCAATATCAAGGACTAGGACAACAACAAACGGGCAGAGCTGGAACATCTGCATTTGGCAGCTTAGGAACACCAGGCGGGTACAACCCAGCTACATCACCAAGAGCAGGAATGCCACCACAATATCAAGGATACAACAGGCCACAGGCACCAGGAATAAACCCATTTGTAAGGGGTGGCGCACCAGGAATAAGCCAATTTGGTCGACAAGCGGGCCCACAGTCAACAGCATTCCAGAGAGGCCAGGGACCAGGCATAAGTCAATTCCAAATGGGACAAGGCCCACAATCAAGTGCATTTCAAGGTGGTCCACAAACAGGCGCAAGTGCTTTCCAGAGAGGACAAGGCCCAGAGATAAACCAATTTCAACGTGGAGCTGGCCCAGAATTTACAGGTGCAAGCCAAGAAGGATTTGATTTTAATTTCGAGAAAGACCCGGGTTATCAGTTTAGAATGGATGAAGGTTTAAAAGCAATCGGGGCAGCTGGGAGCGCAAGAGGAAACCGTTTCAGTGGTGCAGCAGATAAAGACAGAATGAAATACGCTCAAGGCCTAGCAAGTGAAGAATACGGAAAAGCATACGGTAGGCAAAGACAGCAGTTTGAAAGTGATAGGGCAATGGGTGAGAGGGAAGCTGGAAGACAAACCGGCTTTGATGTTAATCAATATCAATTTGGAACCGGTCAAGATTTTGCAAGTCAACAAGCACAGCAAGGCAGACAACAACAGGCATACCAATTTGGCACTGGAGTGGATGTAGGCGAACAAGCAAGAACACAAGCACTACAATCACAGCAACAACAATTTGCCCAGGGACTTGGAGCTAGTGAGCAAGGCAGGGTGCAAGGTGCACAACAACAAGCTTTTCAATTCGGTACAGGAACCGGACAACAGGCACTTAGGGATTTTCAAGGCCAACAACAACAGGCATACCAATTTGGTACGGGTGTGGATGTTGGAGAGAGAGCTAGAACAGATGCAGCGGCTAGGCAGGATTATCAATTTGGAACCGGTCAAGATTTTGCTTCACAGCAACAATATCAACAAGCCTTACAAGACAGATATAGATACGGTACAGGCCAAGACTTTGCAAGCCAACAAGCGATGCAAAACGCTGTTCAAGATCGCTATAGGTTTGGTGTTGGTCAAGATTTCGCAGGTAGCCAGGCGGCTAACCAGTTTGCACAAAATCAATATCAATTTGGCCAACAGTATGGCTTAAGCGCAAATGAACAGCAAAACAGACAACAGCTTTCAACCAACTTGCAAAACTATAACATGATGAACCAACAACAACAACAACAATACCAACGTATGCAGGGACTAGCCGGCGCAGGTAGAGAAGATATAGGAATGTTATCCGGTCTATACACTGGTAAAGGTGAAGCAAGCGCAAACGCAATCTTAGGGTTAGCAGCGGAAAGTAGATTATCAGCACAGCAAAAAGCATCTGAGAAAGCAGGTGAGAGAGATTTATGGGATAGATTAATGCAGGGTGTTGAAGCTTTCAACCCATTCGGGTAAAGGAATATTATGGCAGTAAATTGGGATTTGATAAAGGTAGGCTGGGAGCCTAAAGCTAAGCGTGACAGGATTGGTGAGGCCATTGGTGTGGCTGGTCGTACTTTCCAGAAGGGCCGTGAGTATTACCGAAAAAAGCAGGAAGAAGAAAACATTAAAAACATAATGCAATCCAGCATTGACCCAACAACCGGCAAGTTAAATGCAGCAAGTGCAGCGGAGCAATTTCTACAACAGGGGGATCTTGGCAAAGCAGCGGACCTTAGTAAATTTGCAGAAATACAGCAAAAACAGGCAGCGGCTAGACAAAACCAACTCCAAAAAGAAAACGAGCTTTTAGTCCAACAACAACAAAAAGACTTTGACGCATATGCAAGGGCAACCAGAAGTCAAAACCCTAATGCAGCGATTGACTATGCAAAAAAGAACTTAGGCAAATACTTCCCTGGTGTGGAAATGACTTCACCAGATATGAAAATCAAACCTGAGATACATGAGCAGATAATGGGTAAGTTAAGCCAACCCGTCTATAAAAACCAAATGGAGTTCCAAAATAAGAAAAGGCTTAAAGCATTGGATGAAGAGTTCGCAACACAGTATTTGCCAAGCGTGGATGTATCAACTTTCACCACAGACCCCGAGGCAAAAAATAAATTTATACACGCTACTGGGCAAACTAAATTTAGAGATGCCCCAGCGTACCATCAATTTTTAAAGGATACCAAAGGGAAGGGATCTAATATTATTGAGCAAATGGCAAAGATAATGGGTGCAAGTAATGTTAAAGACCTCAGTTTAACAGGTGAAGAGCAGAAAGGTTTGGGATCACTTGAACCAGCCATTAAAGATATGAATACCCTGGTAGACCTTTATAAAACTGGTGATACGGGAACCGCTGGGAGTTCGATGGCTAAATATATGGCTAAAGTACCATTTGTTGGTCAAAGATTGTTTCCAGATGCTAAAGGATTTCAAAAGCATAAGGTTATAATGGCAGAAAGATTTTTAAGAGCAGCAACCGGAGCGGCTGCACCAGACGCCGAAGTAGCAACCTATCAAGGGTTTTTACCGAAGTGGGATGATACACCACTACAAGCCCAAAACGCAATTAAAACATTCATGGGTAATGTGGAAGCCAAAGCAAGGGAATCAGTTTCTAGACTTAGGACTATAGGCACACCGGAGTCATTGGAAAAAGCAACCAGGATTGAACAGAATATCAAAAAAGCCCTGATGGGAATTAAAAAGATTGAACAGGTTAAAACGCCGCCTATACCATCAAGACCGGATAAGGGTTTTATTTGGAAAAATGAGAAAGGGCAAACATACGAATTTTTAGGCGGTAATCCTAAAGATAAAAATAATTGGAGGCTTAAATAATGGCTGAACCCTGGGAAGAAATAGACAATAACGAAGAAAGCTCAACACCTTGGGCAGAAATATCAACCAATGATAATAAGACTAAAGAAGAAAGTGATGTAAAAAAGCAAGACATTATTCTAAAAGCCGAAGAAATGGGAGCTGAACTATTCCCTAAGCACTATGGAAGAGAAACCAAAGGATACGGCATAGACCTTCTAAAAGGTGCGGCTAGTACAGTGGGTTCAGTAATTGATTATGCTGGTGGCGCTCCAACAAGGGCAGGTCTAAGAGGTTTAATAGAGGGCGGTCCTAAGCAAGGCCTTAAGAGTTTTTTAGGCCAATACTTAAAGTATCCAAGTGAAGCGCCGACAGGGGAGCAAATTGCAAAGGAGAATTTTGGATTATCAACAGGCTCAGAAGGCACGCAACCAAAGCCAAACTGGTTTCCAAGCAGTACAGCCAAAGCAGTAGGTTTAGGAATTGACGTTTTAGCTGATTGGACAAATGTTGTTCCGGTAGGTAAAGCTGTAAAGGGTATAGCTGGTTTAGGTGGTTTAGCTGGTAATGTAGGGGCTAAATACGGGGCCAAAGGGATAGATGTGGCTACAGGGACTAATATTGCAACAAAAACAGGCAAGGCAGTAAAAGAAGGAACTAAAGAATTTGTAGGTGGTGCTCAGCATGTATTTAGTGGAAAGAACGCACCAGATTGGCCCAAGTTTAAA